GCCTTTGACGCCGCGCCCAAGGCCGAGTGTTGCCGCCTCGGCTCGCGTTCCAGCAGCCGTCAGGCCGTCGAGAGAAGCCGTGCCGGTTTTGACCTGGCTGGAATCAACGGCAAGGACGAGGCGGGCGATATCAGTCATCGCGCCGATGCCTTTCCGCCCATTGCGTGAGGTAGGCCGCGTCGGCGCGGCGGATCGCTTTGATCTCCCACGGGTGCAGCCTCATCCCCGACACGCGCTGGAAGGCGTCGATGTCGGCATAGGTGATCCGCACCGGGCCGAAGCCGTAGTTGCCGCGACAGGCGTGAAGCTCGTTGAATACGCGCCACAGTTCCTCGCAGCCCGCCGGGAGAGCGGCGGCGTCGACGAGCATCCGCGGAGTCACCCCCGTTTGCGCCTCAACTGCCAGAAGATGATCCAGCACCGTCCCACCCTCTTCCTCGGCGGCCAGTTCGAATTGAAAGGCCGCGAACTCTTCGAACTCCGCCGTCAGGCGCTCATAAAATTTGCGACGTCGTTGATTGCCTCCGCGACCTGTTCGCGAACCGGCAGAAGCTCGGCATAGACACGGCGGACGTTGGCGGGCGTGAACTCGAGCTGCTCGTCGCCGAACTCGACCACGCTGCTGTCGCCGATGCGCCAGCCGACCGTTGCGGCCACCAGCGCATCGAGATTGCGGGCTTCCAGCTTTTCCAGGCTCTCGCTCTGCGGCTTGCCGGTCGCCTGCTTGCGGAGCGCCTCGTCGGCCATTCCGCGAATGATGTTGCGATAGGTCGTGCTGTGCGCGCCGAGGACAGAGACGAAGAAGCCCGTCGGCATTCCGTTCACGTCCCTGATCTCGATCTCGTGCGGCTTGTTGCAGGCGTCGATTGTGTCGAGCGCCTTGAGGTTGAATGCCTTTGCCTTCGCCATGTGATTATTCCCTCTCCTTGGCGCCGCCGGGGGGCAGGAGAGGCCACCCCCCGACGACTATCGTTAGAGCCGTGCGGCTCAATCCCCCCACCCCTCCGGTCAGGCTGCGGAATCCTGGACGCTGATGATCCCGGTATCGTTCGCGAGCGCGGCTCCGCCGGCCGAATTGTATTCGGCGACGAAATCATGGGTGCTCACGATCATCTTCTTGCCGTCGTCGATATCGTCCTTCGTCAGCTTCGCGCGCGGGATGTTGAAGCTCACGAAGTCGGATGCGTCGGTCGTGTCGGCGAACAGGACGGCGATGATCGAAACCGGCGTTTCGGCGTCGAAGATGTTGGAGTTCGTCTCGTCCTGCTTGAGGGCGGTGAACGTGCCCCCGACCTTGATGTCGCCCTTGATGTTGTCGCTGATGACATTGCTGCCGATCACCGGATCGCCGGGCTGAAGCTGCCCGTCGATCTTGAGGCTGAGCGAGGTGCCGGTGATCGTCTGCGCGCCGGAGATCAGGATCTTCGCATTCGCCGCTGCGAGGATCGCGGTCGTCGAGGCAGCGGTGGGCGAGGTCAGCTGCTGGGTGGAATTCTTCGTTCGGCCAAGGCCAAGCAATGCGAGCTTGATCGAAGCGAAGCCGGTTGCCGGGATGGAGATGTCGGCAGAGGCAATCTGAACGTCGGTATAGAGGCGGCTCAGGCTGACGTCCGAGAACCATTCCTCGAAGGTGTAGTAATCGTTCGCCTGCCCCGTGGTCGGGACCACCGCCTTCTTGTTCATGACAGTTAGGGTCGAGGACGCGACCGGTCCCTGCGCCGTCAGCGTCTTGCCGTTCGGGACGATGACGGTGACAGCCGTGTTCGTAACCCCGGTCACGAGGAGGTTCAGGTTCCGCGCCACGCCGGTATAGGTTCCGCCAGTGATCTGGACGACGTCGCCGATCTTGAACTGACCGAGGAAAGTCGCGCCGGAATCCGTCAGCGTGAACGAGGGGCCTGAGCCTGCGATCGTGATCGACCGGCCAGAATATACGTTGCCCGCGGTAAAGCTGGCGCGCAGCAGCGATCCCAGCAGCGGAGCATAGGAACCGGCCGAGATTACGCCGTTGAGCTCGCCCGCCGTCTTGCTGACGCCATAGGCGACGCCGGTATCCATCTGATGCGATACGATCTCGTCCGCGTCATAGGTGTCCTTGCTCTTGTTGAGCATTCCGGTCTCGCGCCGGAGCTGAGTCCCGCCAGAGCCGGTCGCGGGCGAGCCGAGAGCCGTCTGCTTCTTGTAGGCGAGAGTTTTATAGAGGCCTTGTGCGACGGTCATTTTACCCTCCTGTGCGGGATTGGAAGCGGACCTTGACGGGAACCAGATATCGGTCGTCCTCGGCCCGCGCGGGTGAGACCTCTGGCGTTGCTGTGATGATGACGACGGTGCCCCCGCTCACGAACGAGGCGGCGAACGGAAACGCGGTCCGGATCGCCTCTGCGGAAGCGATCGCGTCGCCCGGCCCCTTGTCCTTCGGGTAGAAGAGGTTGGCCTGGAATATGCCCTGATCGGTGTATCCGGGGCCGATCTCGCTGTTGTCGGGCTGGGCGAGAAGAACGTAGGCCGCGACGTAGGGACGGCCCGTCGTCGGCCTGTAGGGCGCGTTCTCGAATGTCAGATCGACGCTCGGCAGCGCCGCCGCGAGCTGCGTCTGAAGCGCGGTGCGGATGGCTGCGAGACTCATGCCGCAGCCCCCGCCGCTTCCGTCACGATCGGCTGAAACTCGGTTACGGTCAGGCCGACGAGGCCGCTGGGTGCCTGCCTGGACCAGCCGTCCTCGATCCGCTGGGCGTAGGGGACGTTGTTCGTGAGATAATAAACGAGTCCCGCCGCCTTGGTCGGGATATCGGCGATGATCGCCGAAACGGTCGTGCTTCCGCCCGGATCGATCCGGCCCGTCTCGCCTTCGGGAATGGCGGCGACGCCGAGCTGCCAGTTGCCGCGAAACCGGCCGCCGACATAACCCTTGGGCGCAGGGTGCTTCCAATAGGAGGCATCGCCAACGGGCGAGCGCTCATCCAGGCGCTGCGCGATCTTGGCAACGACGAGGCCCACGACCTCATCGGCGCGCTTTTGCGTTTTCTCGTTGAAACGCTGCAGCTCGAGGGAGAAGTTGCCCATTACGGCACTCCCCGGATCATGCAGTCATAGACCTGCGCGGTTCCGTTCGGCGCCAGCGGAGCCACCTCGATGATCGTGAAATCCTTGCCGCCGATGGTCACGGTTGTGTCGACTGGAGGTTGTTCGATATTGCCCGGAAGCAGCAGCTGTTGGTCGTCGATGCTGATGTTGGTCCTGGGCATGTGCTTGAGGCCGCGCGACAGCGGGAAGACGACGCCGACCGTCTCAACGACCGTGTCCGTGATCGTCACCTGATTGGTCGCGAGATCGTAGGGGGCGGCCGCGTGATAGGCCAGCGTCACCGGCTGACCCTTGGCGGTGATGAGGCTGAGCACGCTCACGAGCGCACCAGGCGGGCCATTCCCGCAGTCGAGTTGAGATAAGGCGAGAGCATCCTCTCGACCGCCACGTAGCGCGTGAACTGCGGAGAGCCGCGCGCATATTCGGTTTCGATTGGGCCAACCTTTTCGCGAATGACCATCGTCGTCAGGTCGGCGGCGAGATCGGCTGCTGATGCTTTCAGCGCGAGATCGGCGCAGGCGTTTGCGACGTCCGCCGGAACGATATCGAAATGGACCGGGAAGTGATCGACCTCGACGCCGTAGCGCGGCCAGTCGAGAGCCTGCATAGGATCGACCTTGACCCGATCGCCGGTCCAGCACTCACGATAGACCTGCAGCATGTAATTCGTCGCGCGCCTGAGAGCGGCTTCCTTGTCCGCCGTCTGAAGGGCCGCCCACGCGGTGTTGCCGAGATTCGAATGACGCGTGTCCGCATAAGCGACCGAGCAATAGCTCTCGCTGTCAGGAAGGCCCGAGCCGTCTTCGACGATCAGCGCCACGGCCTATGCCTTCTCCTTGCGTTTTGCGGGCTTCTTGGGTTCGGTCTCAAGAGCCGTGTGAACTTCCGGATCGAAGTCCTCGGCGTTGATCACGACATGATCGCCCTGGCCTTCGCCCCACGGCTTGACTTTGATCGTCTCGACCATCGCGCGCTCTCCTCGCATCAGGGATGAGCCGGTGGCCTCTCCACCACCGGCCCAAAGTCATCAGCCGAGAAGCAGTCCGAGGTGCTCGGCCTTGACGGCTTTCACACCCCAGGCCAGCGCGATTTCGTACTGGACCTGGCGGTACTGCTTATACATCGCGACCTCGAAGCTGAGGCCCGAGCGCGGGTCGGTGATGATCTCGCGATCCGATGCGCTGTCGCCCTCTTCCGGCAGGGCCGGAGCGCGGGTGGCGAGCGCGATCGCATTGCGCGAGAACACCATGTTGCGGGTCGCGGCGCCGACCACGGTAACGGCCGTGGCCGAGGCTGGGATCGCCTTCATGAGACCCGGAGCCGCCAGCGTGAGGACGCCGCCGGTAAGCGCGGTCGCGACGACATACTTGTTCGTGTCGCCCGCGAACGTGACCACATCGCCGGCGAGGATCGTTCCCGTGCCGGTGATGAGCGTGATCGCAGTCGAGCCGACCGCATAACCCGTGGTGTTGGTCGTATAGGACGCACCCGAGCCGACCGCAGGCGTGCTGATCTTCGCGGACTCGCGAATGTTGAGGCCCGCCTTGTTGATCAGGATGCCCTGGTTCTGCATGACCGTGTCGCCAGCCACGTCGTAGCGCGACTGGAGGCCAAGCATCTTCGCGCCCGCAACTGTGTCGATCACGAGACTGACGTCGCCCAGCGGAGCGCCGTTGTCCTTGAGGATCTTCAGGGCATTGGATGCATCGGTGAAGTCGCCAGCGGTGCCGAACGGGGCTGTCCCGGCGGTGCCGTAAGCGCGCGAGGCGTTCGCATAGAGCGCCGCGAGATCGGTCTCGACCTCGTTGCACAGCGTCCGCATGGCCTGCGTGAACTGATCGACCATGATCCGCGAACGGGTCGGGCCGTTGTTGTTGAGGCCGAGGCTCTGCTCGCCGTTCCAGCGAACCGGGACGCGGCGCGCTTTCTGGATCGTCATGTTGACGTTGCCGATGGTCTGCTCGCCGTCGTCGGGCGGGATGACCGCAGGCGTGATGTCGGAAGCCGTCGAAGCAGGCGCGACCGGCGAACGCACGGTCTGGCCGACCGCTGCACGTTCGAAGGTCATGTCGCTGGTGACGGACGGGATCAGGCCGACCAATTCGCGCGAAACGACGTCCAGCGCGCTATAGAGGTCGGGAATCAGGTTCGTGATGGTGTTCGTTGCCATGTCGGCGCACTCCGGCTCGGTTGTCTCGGAAACCGCGAGCGGCCTAGCCTGCTCATTGCGGTGCCCGGCCTAGCCGGAGTTGACGCGCGCCTAGCCCACGTCGGACATGGTTATACGGGAAATCGGAACGGCGCCGCAATATGAGCGGCGTAAAGTGCTAACCTACCGGCACCCCGATCTTGCTGCAGGCCGACGACACCAGGCCTCCGCCGCCGTAGATACCGGGCGAGTCAAGATCGGTCCCGATGACCGCTCCGCCGTTGATGACGCCGATGACCGCCTGCTTGCCGACATAGCCGCCGTAGCTGTTCTTCGCGTTCACGGTCCCGCAGGTGATCCAGCCGACGTACTTCTTGCCGAACGGCTGCTGATACCAGCCCGAAACAAAGCCGTGCGGCCATTCGAACTTCGCGCTGTCCGGGTCCTTGAGGGTTTCGCGAACGGCTTGTTCGATCATCGCGGTTCCGGCCGCTCTGTCCGGCGCTGGCTGCGACGTGGCCGCGACAATTTCATCGGCGCTGGGAGCGGTCGCGCACCCTGCGAGCAACAAGCAAATGGGAAGCATCACACGCATTGGCGTTTTCCTCTCAAAACCGCCCGAGCGGGGAGGGCACATAGCGCACCCTCCAGCCCTTTGTCATGCGGCTTCGTCGACGATCCTGAGTTCGCCCTTCGCAAGTTGCGGGCCAAGCTCGGCCTTGGCCTGCTGCTCGAGGGCGTCATAGGATGAACGGCTCATCGTCTTCGCGTCGACCTTCGCGCGGCCTCCGCCTTCCGCTCCGCCGCCGCTGTTCGTGGGCGCCGCGACGAACTTCTTGCCCGCGTCGGACCCGGCCCATTCCTTGATGAAGTCGGCCAGCGGCTTGTCGCCGTACATCGCCTTGCGTTGGTCGCCTTCGGCCGCGATCGATGCGCCGGTCGCGAACTTGGCGGTCAGGCTGTCGATGAAATCCTCGTCCTTGACGCCGTTCTTCAGCAATTCGCTCTTGAGGCCGTCCTGGATGAGAAGCTTCTGCGTGAAGCCGGTTTCGGCCTCGAGCGCCTTTTCCGCTTTCTCCTTCGCCTTGGCGGCGTCGGTTGCGGCCTTGGTCGCGTCGGCAAGCTTGGCCTTCAGGTCATCGACCTCATGTTCGAGCGCGGCCACGTCCTCGGGCTTGATGTCCTGCGTTTTGCGGAGGTCCGCTTTCAGCTTCTTGTTCTCGCCGATGACTTCCTCGACCTTGGCCTTCAGCCCGTCGACGTCGCCTGTCGCCGCCTCGACCGCTTTCGCGACCGCCGCGTCGAGTTCGTCTTTCGTGAATGTTTTGTCGTCTGCCATGATCCCACTCTCCTAGTTGATCGGTTCCAGCGTCACTTCGCCCTCAATCTTTTCGATAACGAGACTGCCACCGCGGCTGAGGTAATTTCCGCTGCCGTCCTTTTGATTGCGCCAGACGATGCCGCGCCTTCGATCGTAGCCCACGCATGCATCCTGTCTCTCACCACCGAGTTTTACCCAGAACTTCGCGGATCTGCCGTCGAACAGCGGGACGCCGAGGCCCTCGACGCAAGAGGCGGCAACGGGGTAGCCGTCCTCTCCGATCTCAAGCGCCGACTGCTCGACAGGGACGCTTTGGCCGCAACACGGACATTCCGCCATTCTTCCCCTCCTCAAATCCCCAATTGCGCGAGCGTCAGCTCCCGCCCGGTCCCGCTGATCAGATCCTTGAGCGTCAGCCTTCCGGCCATGAACATTTCCGCCCGCTTCATTCCGAGCGTGTGTTCGATGAACTCCGGCGACTGGCGCTTGAGGAAATCGCTGAACGTGGTCGTCGCCGGGACCGGCCCTTCCGCCGATGCGCGCGTTCCTGTCTTCGGTTCCGGAATGTCCAGGCCCAGCGAGGCAAACGACTTCGGGATCGGCGACAGCACGCAGCGGCACGAGAAATGCGCGGGCGGCGACATGAAATCGACCTCGGTTCCGCTCATCTTTGCGCCGTCCAGCGTCCAGGCTTGCCCGTCCAACGCCGCGCATTGAACGCAGGTGTGGCTGTCGAGCGTCGAAAGCCAGCGGACGCCGTCGATGATCTTCGCGTTCTTCCTGAACGTCGCCAGCCGCGCATTGTTGGCGGCCGTCATCACGCTCGACTGAACAAGCGCTCTCGCATTGCGCCGAGCGGTTTCCATGATCCCCGGCTCGCCCTTGCCGCCGACGATACGGCGCACGATGCGTTCGTTCGTCTCGCCATTGATCACGCCCTGCCTGACCTGTGCGGCGAACTTGAACGCGATATCTTCCGCCTGCCTCTCCCACCACGCCGACGACGGCGCGCCGTCGATCAGCACGTCCTTGGTCAGCGAGGCGAGCCGCTCCTTGGTCGGCGAGAGAATGTTGAGCGGAAGCACGTCCTCGATTGCGGCGACCGTCTTCTCCGCGACGATCAGCGCCAGCGCGTGCGTGTCCGTGACCGCCGCGAGCCGGGCGTAAGTCGGGTTGATGATGTTGTCGGCGTCGGCGAGCAGCTGCTTGATCTGCGCCTTGTCGGCTTCGGAGAGCGCCTGTGACTGCAGGAGCGCGCGAAGCTCGGCTTCCAGCTGGCGGAGGATCGAATCGGCTTGCGCTTGCTGGCCAGCGGACAGGCGCTGCAGCTGGAGCGCGTGACGAAGGATCGCGTCGCGAAGCTCGATCTCGCTCATGGCCGCAGGCTCGCCACAAGCCTGTCTTCGAATTCCACTGGGTCAAACTCTAAGGGACCGATCTCGGCCAACAGGTCGAGTCCCTGAGGAGCTCGCGCAGCGCGCGGATCGCTGCTTTCATATCTGCCGATCAGATCATCTAGGAATGACCGCAAAGCACCTTCATAGCGAAACCATTCACCGCGCATTCGTTGTGGGCCGAAGATGGCGTGAATCTGTCTCTCCGTCCTCTCGGGTGATGCGACGTGGCAAAGAAGACTGAGATCCATCGGGCAGCCGATTTGCAGCTCACTCATGCGTCGAGCGATATCGCCGCGCTCTACGGAGCCGATCTTGACCGCATTGAGTGGCGCACATCCGATGAAGTAAATCGAGCCACTCACGAGCGCCGCCTGCGGCTATTCTGGATGGACAATTCCACAGCCCTTGTCGCTGTAGCCGCCGAGACGCCTAGGATCGTGTTCATTGCCTCGCGCGCTGAGGCCCAGCGGGCGTTCGTGGCTTCTCGCTCCTTCGCGATCTCCTCTCGGATGATCTCGCGAATGCGTTCCTCGGTCATGCTTTTTCCCTCGGTTTGTGAAACCCGATCGGGTTAGGCCCGCGCCAGATCGCGTTGCCGTGCCTGTCGATCAGGCCGGTGTACGCAGACACATGGTCGGGTACATCAAGATGAGGGATGAGCGGGTCGGGAACCCAGTTCGACCACTCGTCATCGGCAGGCGACGCGGCACGGATGAAGTATCGGCTCACGCGGCCTGATCCTCATTCGTCGATGGCGGCTTGACCACAGCGGGCTTCGGCGGAGCATTTGCGTCGATCTGCTCCTGGTGTTCCTCGAACGTCATATCGGCTTCGATCATGTCGCCGCGCTGCAGCAGGTCGAAGAACTCCTGCGGGCTGATCGCACCAGCCTGCAGCGAGGCGGTTAGCGCGCTCAGCGTCGGCGCATCGACCAGCGTCGGCTGGAAGTCGCGATTGAGCTGGAACGTGACCTCGCCTGCAGCACCCGACCACTGAGCGAAGACGTCCAGCGCCCATTCCAAGCCTTCGGAAACAGCCTGAGCGATGCGGGACAACACGCCGTTCTCGCCCTGCCGCTTGATCTGCGTCGCGCCCAATGTCTCGCGCGCCTTCTGCGTCTCGTCCGCTATCATGCGCGCGCCGAGCATCGCCATTTCCTGCTGCTTGGCCGCGATTGCCTGCCTCAGCTCGCTCAAGCCCTGGCCGGTGAACTCGAGATAGGCGGCCTTCGCTTGCGGATCGGGAAAGACCCACGCCGACGTCGAGCCGATGTAGAACTTCTCGCCCTCCTTCTCCGGCACATAGCCCGAGACGACCGGCGTCGGCAGTCCTGTGAAGTGAAGCCCGTGACGATAGTCGGCGTTGATCTGGTAGAGCGCTATGTTCGCGTCGATCAGGTCGATCAGCGGCGGCTCGTCGATCTCGTCGCCCTTGCCGTCCGCCCCGACAATCGCGAACGGAATGTAGCCCAGTTCCTTCCCGTTCATCAGCGGATAGATGTCGGCGCCGATCTGGACGTCGATGCCCTTGTCTTGCACGAACACGCGCTGCCGGTAGAGGCCCGATCCGTCCAGATCGAGCACGCGGTAGCGGTCCTCGTCGACGGTGGTGAATTCATCCTTGCCCGGAACCTGGACACATTCCTTGAGCACGACCATCGTCAGCACCCAGGCATTCGCCATGCGCCCGAATTTCCAGTTGATGATGCTCTCCGCCGGATAGGGCTTGAGCATCGGCCTGAGACCCTGCTTCTGCGCGACGTCGATTGTCAGCGGAACGACGTTCTCGGGCGCGGTCGGATGATCGACGAGGATGCCGATGCGGCCGACGGACAGGACCTCGTCGAGCGCTTCCATCGCCAGCGTGTCCATGCGGACGCCCGCCATCGTGATATCGTCGAGATAGCTTTCGACCGCAGCCGGAACCTTGATCGTCGGCGGCTTCCTGAACGCCATCCCGCCGAGACCGGCAATCGTCCGCCATGTGCCGTTGAAGAAGTCGCTGCGCTTCAGCCGCGCGAGATAATCCTTGTTGTCCTCGTCCTTGAGCCGGGGAAGATAAGCTTCTCCCGCTTTCCGGATCGCATCGGTTCCGGCGATGCAGTCGCGAGCTCGTTTCCACTTGGGCGCGAACTCGTCGTAGAGCTTGTGGGTCGTGGCGACGCCGGTTCCTGCCATCAGATGCCTCCCAAGGCGATGCGTTGCATGGCGCGCCCTCTCACGGGCCAACGGTAAGTGATGAAGTAGCCCTGCGCGTCGGGGCTGTGATCGAGATCGCCGGACTTATCCGGCTCGCCGTTCTTGTCGTAAGCCTGCTTCTCCAGGCACTCGACGAGGACGGGACACTTATCGACGTTGACCTTCATCCGGCGCTTGCCTTCGGAGCAGATCGCCTGGTTCATCGACAGCACCCGGTCCTTGACGGCGGGATTTGACGAATTGACCAGCACCGTGAAGCGCGCGGCCCGAAGCAGCGCGAGATCGCTTTCGCTCGCGTTCTGGCTCTTGCGGTTGCCGCCCGATGCGTCGGGATAGACGAGGATCGCGTGACCCTCGTAGCGAGACTTGATCGCCGCGATCATGGCCGGCGTGTCGAGAATTCCGGTCAGCTCATCGACCGCGTGCGGTTCGCCATCGCGAAGCACGTTCACGACAGCCGCCATCTTGCCGACGTTGAAATCCATGCCGATGTGCAGCGGTTCGCTGACCCGGATCGTCTCGCTCGAACCGTTGAGCACGCGGTCGAACTCGGCATAGACGCTGCCGCTGGTGAGGTTGACGAATTCACCGTCGAGATAGGCTTGCAACAGGTTCGGCGGGTACGACGCCCGGAGCGAATCGATGTAACCGGCCGGGAGGTTCTTAGCGTTGCTCTCCGTCGACGCCTTGATCAGCCGATAGCCAGGCGCCGGATTCTTCTTCCAGCGATCGTAAACGAACCGGAAGCCTTCCGGCGTCGTCGCCACGCCGACCGTGTTCAGCGAACCGTCGGGCTTCTTCTGCCGGTTGCGGGCAATGATCTTCTGCCAGACGTCGCGGGCCTTTTCGAGCGTCAGCGTGTCGAGCTCGTCGGCGATCGAATCGGCGACCTCGTACGCGACGATCCGGGCCGGCACGTCCATCGTCCGCATGATCACCGAGCCGCGCTGCTCGATGTCGATGATCGCTTCGTTCTTGTTGGTCTTGAACCGGAGTCCAATCCTCGAAAGGATCTCCTCGAACCGCGGGAACGCCATGCGCGTCACGAGGTCATAGGTCGGCAAATAATAAGCGACGTTCTGCGCTGGATAGGCCAGCTTGAACCGCAGCGCACGCCAGATGCCTGCATGCGTCTTGCCGGATCCGAAGCCGCCGACGAACGCCGGAAATTGATCGGTCGCCTCGACGAAATCGAACTGCGGCCCGGTGAGCTCAATCTGCACCGGGAGCCTCGTCCTGGCGAATGAAGTTGAACGTCACCGGAACTGAGCCGCTGTGCTCGGCCTTGATCCGGTCGACGAATTTCTCCGGCCTGTGCCCCTTCAGCAGGATCTCCAGCATCCGGTCGGAATATTCTTTGACGTGCCCGACCTCGTCGCCCCGGTAATAGACCGGCTTTTCGACGCCTTCGACCGCACGGCGCCATGCTTCCCGCTCGAGCTTGTCAGCGGCATGCTGCTCGGCCTCATCCCAAAGCGCAGCGAACTCCGCGTCGTCCTCGCGCCACTCGTAGGCGGTCGATCGGGCGATGCCGGCGGCCCGCGCCGCCTCGGAGACGTTGCAGAACTCCGACAGCGTGGCGATGAAGATTTCGCGCGCGCGATCCGTCCGACGTGTTCGACGTTGTTTAGGCACTCGTTGGCCGCTCCAGCTTTCCCGATGATGTCCCGCGCACGCCGGTCGAAGGATTTACCACGGCCGATGCTCGGGAGGGGTTAGCGGTTCGCATGACGGTTCAACTGCAGCCCGCGGCGCGCCAGCGCCTTCTCGATCCGGCTCACCTCACCCTTCGTCGAGATGCCGACGGCGGCGCAGATCTGCGATTGCGTCGGCAATCGGCCGTGGTCGATGAAGAACCGAAGTTCGAACGCGATCACCTGCTCTGCTCGATATCCCAGCGGACGAATGGCTTTCTCGGTCATCCCCACCCCCGCATCACTCAGCCGCCGCCCTGGCCGAGCGTGCCGGATGCTAGGCGGGGACGGTTATTTCCGAAGCCGAAACCGGCCCCGTGGCGGATAGATCGGGATCCAATGCCATTCCCAAGTTTGATGCGTGTCGCACCAGACCAAGCACAACTGCTCGTCTCCGCTGATCTCGTCGCGATCGTCGATCTGGTTCGTGTCGATGTCGTGCTCTTCCGGCATTCGAAAGCCTCCGTCCCGGTACGTACCTGCCAGGCAGGCCCCCGCCTGCGGCCTGGTAGGTACGTAGTACCTAGGGGAGCTGTGCACCGATGGTTGGTGCACTTTTCCCCTCTGAGGTCTGTGCGCCCTGTGCATGGTTTGTGCAAACCGGTTTGTGCAGCGCGTTTTTTGCTTATAATCCAACACAATAGGTGCACAAACCATGCCAAAATCGCCGCGAGGGTTGGTGCAGGGTTTGTGCAGTTCATAGCCGCCCGACTCCGAGCTGCCATGCCCGGTTGTCGCGCTTCCACAGACGCTGGTCACCGGCCACCACTTCAAGGTGCAGGAGCCGCTGGAAAGCCCGTTCCAGTGCGTCGGCTCCGTATCCCTTGGCGAGCGGCATCTGCGCGAAAACCTTGGGTGCGTAATTCGACGCCGCCCGGCTCGCAGATGTCGCCCGTTTCTCCTTCGTCGCCTTGTCGAGGCAACGCAGGAAAAGTTCATTCTCGACCGACGCCTGGGTGGTCGCGGCCAGTTGCGCGGCCGAGCTCGGGCCCAGCTGCTTGTCGGTGACGAACGACCATTCGTGCCACCGGAACGTGATCTCCTCGCCGCGCTTGCCGTAATTGGCCTTGCTCTTGCGAAGCACGCGGCCATCGCCGCCCAGCGGGTTGCCTTCGCCGTCCTCTTCGGCCCAGTCGAGAAACAGGCGATTGCGCACGTGCGCGCTCCATCCGGTTGAGCCGGAATATTCGTTGCCCTGCTTGTTGCCCTGGGCGTGCTGCTTGTTGGGATGCGCGAGCAACACCACCGCGCCATCGATGTCGATCGACAGCCGCTCGATGAGCCCAAGGAAAGCCGCGACGTCGTGGCGCGCATTCTCGTTGCCGGGGAAGACGTGCGCGGCATTATCGACCAGGACGAGGTTGGCACCGAATTCGATCGCTTTCGCGCGGACCTGGCGATAGCGCATCGACGGCGTGAGCCGGCCTTGCTGGTCGAAGGTGCCGAACTCATTGCCGATCTCGCCGGCCAGCGAAGCCAGCAGCAGCGACCCGGCAAGCCGATCCATCGGAAGGCCCAGCGACTTGTTGATCGCCTCTTGGCGCCGCCACAGCTCGTCCATCGGATCCTCGCAGGTGAGGTAGAGCGCGTTGACGTGCGTGACCTCGAGCCCGAGGAACGGAATCCCGACCGCGACGCAGGTGGCGAGCATTTGCGCCAGCAGCGACTTGCCGACCCCCTCCTGTCCGCTCAGCAGTCCGGCCGCCCCGCGCACGACCCAGCCGGGGACGATGAAGCGGCGATGCGGCGCCTGCTTCCCCGTCCACAGCGACGGATCGGCGCACCCCGGAAGCGGCGGCTCCTCTTCGGCCGCGGCGGCTTCCACATCTTCGACCGGTGCGAAGTCCTGCCCAGACCAATGGGCGCTGTCGAGTGCGGCTCGCACCGCCTCCTGGCCCTCGTCGCGAAGAACGTCGTCGAAATCCCGCGCCACGCTCACGCCGCCTCCTTGACCGGAGGGGTCGCCACCTTGGCCCCGATCGCTTCCGCCGCCGCCTGGGCCGCCTTCAGCCCGATGTTGCCGTTCGGATTGTCGGCGTCGTCGTCGGCGCAGACGATGAAATTGAGATCGGGCCTCGCGTCGTTCCACAGCCGCGCCACCGGAGCCATGTTCTTGGCCGAGAAGGCGACGATGCACGGGTAGCCGGACGCCCGATGGATCGCATGGGCCGTCGCGTAGCCTTCGCCGATGCAGGCCGTCTCGCCGCGCCTGGTGAAGCTGCCGACGATGCAGAACAGGCCATCGACGCGCCCGCCGCGCAGGAACCGCTTCGACCCGTCGGGCGCGATGCGCTGCAGGTTCCACAACTTGCCGCCGCCGTCGAACATCGGGATCAGCAGCTTGTCGCCCTGTTGCCGGAGCGGTTCGGGATCGAGCCCCTTCTTCGCCACATAGGGATGGAGGTGCGAGACCTTCGGCACCGAGCTCCAGATTTCCGCCGCCTCGATCGCGGCCTGCTCCTCGCTCTGGGCGCGCTCCTCGGCCTTCTTCTGCTTGGCCTGTTCCCATTCGCGCTTGAGCGCCTCGCGTTCCTCGCGGCTCAACGGCTCATATTCCTCGCTCAGCTTCCATTTGCGGTCGATTCCGAGCCGGTAATGGCCGAACGCGCCGGCGGGCCGCTCGTCGAGATACAGGATCGCCCAACCGTTCAGCCGCCCGGGCCCGTCGCCCTCGCAGCGGAAGCGGATCAGCTGGCCCGAGGCGAGACGGCCGGCGATCGAATCGACCGGCTTCATGCCTTCGCATTCCATGGCGCGCAGGAAGTCCAGGATGGCGTCGGAGGCGCTCATGGCCTGCCCTTCGGAGCGCCTGGCTTGGCTAGCTTCACTACCAGCGTGATCGGCGACGGGAGGCGGTCGCAAAGGATGACGTTGCGCCCGCGGTGCACATAGAGTGCCCGTTCGCAGTCTAGCGTCAGCCATTCTGGCGCAGCGCTCACGCCGCCTCCAATCCATTGTCTTTGATCAGCTGCTCGGCCTCGTCGCCCCAAATCTCGCGCTTCTCGAGCCAGCGCATGACGAGGATTTTCTTGACGGCGGGGTCGCTCACCTGGTCGAGCATTCGCTGGCGGCGCGCGAGCGGGCCGAAGGGCATGGCGTCGAGCGCATCGCTCGCGATCGCGCGGTTGAGGCTCGTTGCCGCTTCGATGGCGACGTGCGTGTTCATGCGGCTTTCGCTCCATCCTTGTCGGGCGCGTACTCTCGCTCGAGCGTGAACTCGGCCCGCCACGGCGGAACGATGCCCTCCAGGCTCAGTCGGTAATCGAGCAGGCCGCAGGCTTCCGCGGCGTCGTGCTTCAAGACCTCGAAACCCAGTTCGCGGCAGCGGCGCATCGCCATCGCTTTGAGGTCGGGCGTCTTCGTCCCGCGCGGCAGTTTGCCGATGAAATGCCGGCGCCACGACGCCAGGTTGACCGCGCGCCAGCGGATGCCGAGCGCTTCGGCGAAGCTCATCGCGTGGGCGGCGAGGCCGGCGGCGGAGGCGAGCGTGTCGATGTTCGTGAACCCTTGCAGCTTGGCCGGCGGAATCGGCTCTTCGAAGACGAGATCGTCGATTTCGCCGAGCCGCTGTAGGTCCATCAGGTTCCGGTGCAGCCGGACGTAGGCCCGCGCCGCCCAATCGACGGACGGTGCGAGCTCCCACGTCCCGAACGCGGGTTTCGCCTGGCCTTCCGACCACAAGGCGAAACCCGTGCTCTTCACGGACAAATCGAGCGCGACGAACGTCCTCACGCGGCCGGCTTCAGTTCCGGCTGCTTGGCCTCGCCGAACGCTTCGGCGTCCTCGTCGCGCTGCCGGCCGATCGTCGCCAGCTTGTCGGCGCCCATTCCGCCCGAGGAATCGACCGTCGGCATGGTCGGCGCGTCGTCGCCGCTCATCTTGTCGACCAGGTCCTGGCTGATGCCGATGCCGAGCGCCTTCATGCCGCCGTAGAGCGAGCGCAGGAAATCGTCGCGCGCTTCCTCGCTCTCGCCATTGAGGCGGAACAGCAGCTTGGCGGCCCGCTTGTTGACGTGGCAATCGTCCTCCACCGCTTTCCATGCCGCGCTGAGGTCGCCGCGCGCCTTGGCGCTCTTCTCGTCGGCGGGCTTCAAATCGGTCAGGAAGATGCGCTTCATCTTGGCGAAGTCGGGCGCGATGACCTGCTCCACCTTCGCGTTGTCGTTGCCTCTGGCCATTCTCTCTCTCCTTCAGGCTGCGTCTTCGAATTTGTCGGTCTCGTTGCCCCACACGTCCCATCCCGGGCGCTTCCGGCGTGCGAACAGCTCCAGGCGCGGGCCTTCGACCAGCGCTTCGATCCGCGCATATTGCGCGTCCGGTTTGCGGCTGTGCTCGCGGCGCGGCTCGACGATCAGCTGTCGGACGCCCTTCGACACCCGGCGCGGATTGCCGCGGGTGAACAGCCAGCACGGCTCTACTTGCTTTCGCGTCCAATAGCCGAAGCCCATACGCGGCTCGGCGATGTCGCCAGTGAAGAGGTCGATCTGATCCGCCCCGACCAGCTTCTGTTTCGCCCAATAGAAAGCGTCGGTTTTGAAGGCGAAGCCCCACGCCCTCGCGAGCGCGATCGACTCCTCCAGGTGCGAGCCGACGATCCACATGAACAACGCGCAGTCGGATGCCGCAATTTCGGCCACCGGGAGCGCTTGCATCTCGGCAAGCTCCATTGTCCGGTAATGATCCTCGGCGCATCGGTGCGGTGTCATGTTCTGGCCGGAGAAGGTGCGGAACGCCCAAGGAGGGTCGGCAAGGATGCAGGCGAAGTGATTGCGCGGCAGACCGGCGAAGGGATCATTCACCGCGCCCGACTCCCCAATTCCTTGCGAATCCGCGCAAAGAGGCTGTTCGCGTAATCCCGGTTGAGCCCGAGCATCGCCGCCGCAGCCGGGACGTCGCCGGTTTCAGCGAGCGCCTCGGCGAATCTGTCGATCACGCGCGTCCCGCGGGGCTTGCGACGGAAGGGCATTACGCCGCCACCATTTCCGCAATCGCCCGCCGCAGTCGGGCACTTCCCGCCGCGGCATCATTGCGCGTCATAGCAGTTGTCGATTGAGCACGCGGACCGTGCATCAGCGGAACGATCCCGGCCTCGCGGCGCAGAGCACTCATCCTCGTCCGGATCGCCGTCTCACTGCGGTCGATGAACGGCGCGACCTGACTAAACCAGTCGATATCGTTGACGGCGCCGTAGAGCAGCGACAGCTCGTAGTCGCTCCATGCATCGTGTCTCCCCACCCCGGCCATCTCAGCAGTCCTGCCGGTGTTCGCGCGCGTGCTTCTTCTCGGCCGCCTCGCGCAGACGGATTTCGAGCAGGGTCTCGCGCTTGCGGATGGCGCCGCCGCGATAGTCGGGGCGGGCGTTGGTCCAGCGGATCACTGAACGCCCTCCAGCTCGGCCAGGCGGCGGACAAGGCGCTTGCGTTCCTCGGCGATGTCCTCGCCCGCGTCGGCTTTCGCCAGCACATGCGGAAGCGGCGGCTGTCCCTCCATGAGCTCGAAGGCGCCGAGACCGCACAATTCCAGGTAATGCGAGACGAAGGATGCGCCGAGAAACTTGGCGAGGCTGGCGACGTTTTCGAGGGTCAGCGGACGATAATTCTCGTCGTCGATGAAGCACATCGCCGCTTCGATCGCGCGCTCGGGAACGCCCGAGCCTTCGGAAACCTGCTTGACGCTGAACCGCCGGCCGCGGCCGACATGCAGGCGCAGCGCGTCCCGCTGTCGCTCGCGAATGGCGTTGCGGGAAACGAGGAGTTCCGACTTGTGGGCGTCGGCGTCCTCAAAGTTCACAGACTGCACGGAGGAAGCCACTATACGGCTCCCGGGTGGCCAGTGCGAGTGCCACCGTCATGCGTAGAGAGCCGGTCCGTTTTCGCTTCGGACCTCCCCACCCCCGACAGTTCAGCGGACCGGCTCATCCCCTCGGCGGGGATGTGGGGCCAATCGCCATAGACGGAGAGCGGCGCGAGGCCGGGGCGGGCGTCGGACCATGCGGCGCGGCGGGCCAGAAGCCACACCGCGCCGACCACCGCACCAATTACGACGATCAAGGTCCCCACCCCGGCCACGGCTCAGGACCGTCCGGGCGGGGCTTGGAGAAGGCCGGAGCGGATCGGCCGAGCAGGCCCGCGGTTCTGGCAAAACGGGACTTCTTCCCGTCCGCTCCGGTCGGCGCGTGCTCTGAGCGCGGCCGAAATCATTACGCGGCTTCGCGATCGCTCTCGCGGCGATCCAGCTCGTCAGTCAGCGCCGAAAGGCTCTTGAGGGTTGCGCCTATCGGCTGAGGATTCCTCTCGCTCTTTTTCCAACGAGAGAAGGTTGTGGGGTGGACCCCGGCTTCTCGGCACAAGTCACCGATCGGGAGCCCCAGCTTGGCGGCTCGCTCCTCGATCGTCGCGATGATGTCCTGCTGGTCCATGTGGACGATTTAGCAGGATTGCTACGCCATGCAAACACTTTCTTTGCAATGTTGCAACGCGCCTTCGTTTAGCGGAATTGCTAGCAGCTTCCTCATGGACGCGGGGCTTGAGGCGGATCGGCAGCTCGTCAAAGAGTTGTGCGCTTGGGCGAAAATGAAACCGAGCGCGCTGGCGAAGCGGGCGAAGCTCGCCGCGACAACGATCACCCGCGCCTTTAATGGTGAAGCGACGACTCGGATCAGCCAGCCAACGATCGAAAAGCTGCAAGCCGCCTTCCCCGATTTCCCGCGGTGGGCCAAACCGGAGGCGGACCTTCCCGTCGCATCGGACCAGATTTCATATGTCGAGGTAGACATCATGCCGACCTATGCCGGCATGGGCGGCGGCGGGACCGGCGAAGGCGACGTCGAGCGCGCCCTGGTCCCGCGCTACCTGATCGAAAGTGTCTTCCGCGGCCGGCCGTCCGATTTCGTCATCATCCGGACTCGGGGCGATTCGATGTTCCCCGACTTCGAGCACGACGATGAGATCCTCTGCGACAAGCGCGACACGAGTCCGGTCCAACCGGGCCCGTTCGCGATCTGGGACGCGGACGACCAGGCGTATGTCGTGAAGAACGTCGAGAAGATCGACGGCGGGAGGTTCCGCATCTTCTCGACCAATCCGAAATACACGCCGACGGAAATCGACCGTGAGGAAACGCGCATCATCGGGAGGCCGGTATGGTATGGGCGACGGCTTTGATGCTCGCAGCGGCGTCTGGTTTCACAGTCTATGGGCCGACGCCGATGCCGTCATGCGCCGAGTGGGTATCGATGCGCGGGACGACAGCCGGCATTCAGATGGACGATTGGTTTCTAGGCGTCGTCACCGGCTACAATATGTTCGCGCCGAGCTCCGGTGGCGACGGTGCCCGCGGGGCATCAGCCGAAACCTTGCTCGCCTGGAAGAACGAATATTGCCGACGCAATCCGCTCGACAATCCGGCGCAAGTTAGCCGCGCGCTCGTGAGTGAGCTAAACCGACACGCCAAATAAATTAGCATCCCTGCAAATTATGTGTTGCATTAGTTTGCAGCATTGCTAAAACGAGCCTCGCAAACGAAGCGAGGTTCCCATGGCCGAAAGCGTCAAACTCGGTAACGGCAAGATCGTCAGCACTCGCGACGAACTTCTCGATGAAATCGAAAAGGCCGCCCCCGGCTCTCGCGGCCACTTCGCAGAGGCATTCGATCACTGGGAGCGAGCCGGCCTTACGCTCGGCGATATGTTCGATCGCGTCCAGTCGCTCGCCAAGCAGGTGCGCGCATGACCCGCCCATCGGCCACCATTCACCAATTCCCCGGCGCCAGTCCTGCGACACGCGGCCTTTCGCCTTCCGAGGTCGACTATCTCCGCCGCGAGCTGGCGCCGATCCGGGCACAGCACGAGCTTCGCCGCCTCCGCGAGAGACATGAGCGCTGGCAGCGGATCGTCCTGATCGCCGCCTTCACGCTCGTCGGCTTCATCGCGCTCTACGCGATCTTTCAGGCGGGGAGGGCGTACTGATGCCTCGCCCCGCGTTCATTTGGCCCGTCTTCGGCTTCTCGCATCAGGGCCGCCGCGAAACGGTCGCCAGCTTCTTCGAGAGCGGCGATGCGGAAGCGATGGTGATGCGCCCGGCCGAGGTCGGGTTCGAAGAGCGCAATCTCTACTGCGCCGAGCCGAGCTACGACCGGCGCACGTCCGGCTATCGCTTTCAGCGCATCGAGGCGGCTCGGCACATGCTCACGGATCGCGTGGTCCGGAGGGCGGCATAATGGGCATGTATTCCCTGATCGAAGACGCGCGCACGAAGGCGATGGAGGCCGCGAACTGCTGGCACGAGACGCCGGAAGCGCAGGCGCTCCTTGAGAAGATCGACGCATTCGAGCGCGCGTCGGATCGCTGGGCTGGTGAACTTCCGGAAGCGGCGCGAGCCTTTGCCGAAGGGGCTTCGGACGCAGAGGGCGAGCTGGACGACCTTCGGCGCGATGCGATCGATACCGCCGCCGACACTTACAGCTCTGATCGCCGCAGCGACGAATGGCTCGATGCCTGGGACGCCGCCGATTCCGACGCTCCCTCAGTCCTCCAAGTGGTCGGGCAAGCGCGCCGCAGAGGGGCTGGCGACGGCTATCTCGAAAGGTTCGCGGCATGACCGTCTATGTCCATCCCCACGCGATTGACCGCTTCATCGAGCGGGTCGATCCTTGCCTGGACCGCGCCGCCGCGAAGCAACGCATCCTCGCGTCGGAAAAGGCGATCGAAGCCGCCGCGCGGTTCGGATGCCGCATCGTCAAGCTGGCGGGCGGCATCCGGCTCGCGATCGACGGCGACCATGAAATCCCGACGGTCGTGACCGTTTTCGGCCGCGATATGATCCCGCGCGATTGTCAGGCAAGCCGATGAAAATCACCAAGCCCGGCCTCTATTTCGACGGGCCCTGCGACGACTATTTCGCGGACCCGTGCCCCGAGCCGTCGCTGTCGAACAGCGGCATCGGCATCCTGCTCAACCAGTCGCCGCTGCACTTCGCCGCGCAGCATCCACGCCTCAATGGCGGAGTCGATGCTTGCAAGGCGACGGCCGCGATGCACCGCGGCTCCGTCGTCCACCGGCTCGCTCTGGGCGCCGGCAAGGATTACGTCATCATCGACGCCGACAGCTATCGGACGAAGGAAGCCAAGGCACAGCGCGAAGAGGCGGAAGCGAACGGGCTCGTCCCGATCCTCGCCGAAAAGTTCGAAGAGGCCGAGGCGCAGGCCAAAGTCGTTCGCCAGCATCTTGACGATGTTCTTCTCGGCGAGACCTTCCTGCCCGAGGTCGTTCTCGTCTGGCAGATCGAGACCCCGCACGGCCTCATTTGGTGCCGGGGCATGATCGACGCCTGGTGCCCGACGCTTCTCACGGCCGTTGACCTCAAGAGCACGACGGACGCTTCGCCGACGGCCGCGACGCGCCGGATGGTCAATGGCGGCTATGACACGCAGGACGCCTGGTATTCGCGCGGGCTCGGCCATGTGACGGGCGAAGCGGGCCGGATCCGGTTCGTCACGCTCTTCGGCGAGAACGATCCGCCGTTTGCCAGCCACGCCGTCACCATCAACGAGGCTTGGCGCACCAGTGCCTGGGACCTGTGCGAGGAAGCGGCCGAGATTTTCGCCCGCTGCAAGAAGGCCGGCCAATGGCCCGGCTATCCGCGCACCCCGCAGCTTCTCTCCCCGCCCGATTGGCTGATCAGCCAGCGCATGGTCCGCGGCTTCGCCCGCGACGGCCACGACGAGCTCGACGATTCACCGTTCACCACCGACGAAGGAACCTCCGATGAACGCTATCCCGAACCGGCAATTCGCAGCTAAGGACGCCAAGCGCGAGCATGTCCCGCTCCTCATTGGGCTGACCGGCCCATCGGGCGGCGGCAAGACCTACAGCGCGCTCCGGCTCGCGACCGGCATCCAGACCGTCACCGGCGGCGATATCTACTTCATCGATACGGAGAGCCGGCGCGCGCTCCATTACGCCGACCAGTTCAACTTCAAGCATGTGCCGTTCGACGCGCCGTTCGGCTCGCTCGACTATCTTTCGGCGCTGCAGTTCTGCGTGAAGCAGGGCGCCAAGGTCGTGATCGTCGATTCGATGAGCCACGAGCACGAGGGCCCGGGCGGGATGGTCGACCTCCATGATCAGATCGTCCAGCGCATGTCGGGCGGCGATTCCGCCAAGGCCGAGCGCGTCAAGATGCTGGCCTGGTCGGAGCCCAAGCAGAAGCGGCGGGCGCTGATCAACGGCATCTTGCAGCTGAACGCCAACTTCATCTTCTGCTTCCGCGCCAAGAACACGTCGAAGCCGGTCAAGAAGAACGGCCGCACGGAAGTCGAGAGCATGGGCTTCATGCCGATCGCCGGCGAGGAGTTCGTGTTCGAGCAGACGCTGAACGCGCTCCTGATGCCCGGCGCCGGCGGCGTTCCGACCTGGCATAGCGACCAGACCGGCGAGCGGACGATGATCAAGCTCCCCGAGCAGTTCAAGTTCCTGCGCGATCGCAATTCGCCACTGGACGAGAAGATCGGTGCCAGCCTCGCCCGTTGGGCCGCGGGCAAGGAAAAGACGAAGCAGGAGGAGCGGCAGGAGACCGCACCGCCGCAGCGCCAGTTCGAGGCGAGCGACGCCGGCCCCGATGATGTCAGCGAAGATAACGCGACGGAGGAACGCGTCACGGAAACGCCGGATCGCGAACAGGAGCAGCCGCCCGGGGTCAACGATTCTCACACAGAGGGGGATGCCGGCAACGACGCCGGAACGCAGGCCGAGCGCGCGGTCGGCGAGACGATCGAGAAGCTCGACTCGGCCAAGACCTCGGCCGCGCTCGAAAAGCTCATCAAGGAAGCCGACGCGCATCGGATCTTCCTGCCGGACGATCTGCTGGTGAAGCTCGAGGTCGCCTACGACCGCAATCGCCAGCGCTTCGCCCAGGCCGAGGAGCCGGCGAAGTGATCCTTC